GGTCCCCATTGAAAGGCTCCCGAAAATGCTCCAGCAGAAGTTGCTACCGCGGGAACAACCGTACTTTTATCTTCCTCGGTAACTAAAACGCCAGGTGAAAGCTGAAATGCCATCTTCTTCTCCTTGATAATTTTATAGATAGCTCTATAATATGATTTTCTATTTATTTATAAGTATGTTCATTTAGACATTTTCAAGGAATTTTCTTTGCATTTCGTGAATCTCATCTGGAGATTTGGATGATGCTGTAAACCATATTTCGTCAGTTGTTATTACTGGAGCTTCGTGTTCTGGAACTCCCCTATCAACAATACCAAACGGAGTCAGATTTTCTTCAATCTGTTTAAATTGTTCTTCGTACAGGGCTTTTCTTAAATTGCTATCAGTTAGGTCTTTAAAAAATGATTCGTTAGTTGCCCATGCAAACAGTACCAGAGTCATAACCAAATCGTCATGATACCCCTCGTCTGCTTTGTGTGTTCCCCGAACTTCAATAAACGTAGAAATTTCGTTTATAATATCTGGATCATGAATTAGTAATTTTGTGCCCTCAACTAAACTCTTGAACGATGTACATCCCAATCGTTTAACTTGTTTAGTTGTTCTTACACCAAGGGTTGCCCCATTTGAAAATCCGCCAGACAGATACTGTCCCGATTTACTGTTATTTCCGACAAAGAATACATTTTCATATTCTAAGTCCATGTATAATGTATCAGCCACTTGTTGACCGTTATCATTAATCTCAACTAAGCAATATGCTTTGTTGTAATCTTTTGCTACTTTATATATTATATTTGGAAAAAGCAAAGGACTTATCTTGTTGTTTCTATACTTGGCAACTACGGAATACGGGTATGCTGTGATATCCAATACTGTAAATGCTGAGTAATCTCCCCCTACTCCTCTGGATGTATCAGCTACAAGCATATACACCTTGTCCTCTTCTGGTTCCACAAATACATCTAAACCATCTTTACTATAGATATAGGGCTTAACCGACATTCTACCAATTGTGTCTGGATTGACTAGGGTATTAGAAGATCCAAGGAATCTACATAAAACTTCTTGGTTGAACTTGAGTTCGCCCAGCATAGCTTTTTGTTCTGCGGCCCATTTATCATCTCTACCAGGTATTTTGCTATATGGAATAAACAATGGAACAAAGCCATTCAATTCTTGTTCAGCCTCATTCCAGAATTTCCAGAAGTGATTGTAACCAAGCGGTGTAGATGTTAATAAAATCTTTGTGGTATTACCAGCAGAAATTGTTGGATAAACAGATGTGAAGAAATCTTCTGCAACATTATTAGGAATAATTGCTGCCTCGTCAATGTACAACCAGTTTACAGATTTACCTCGAATACCGGATGAGCTTGTTGCTGCTGTGAATACTTTAGAACCATTCTCAAGTTCAATGTCACCTTTGTTAAATGTCTTTACACCTTGTTGCATCCATATTGGAAGCATCTCATACATTAGTTCGTATCTAGAAAGTACTTCTCGAGCAGCTGAAGATTTATTTGCTAGGATGGCGACTGTCTTATTTTCTTGAAATAACGTATACCAAAGAATACAGGCGGCGGCAGTAATTGTCTTGCCTTGTTGTCGACCTTCCATCAGTATAACTTTACGATTATTAAGTATAATGTTTACTTTTTCTTTTTGACAATCGTATAATTTAAAAGGGATTAGACCTTTATCCAATGAAACAATTTTACAATAGTTCTCAATAAAGTAAATTGGATCTTGACTGCATTTTATAATTTCTTTAACCTGTTCCGAAGAATATGATATGACCGTACCAATCTGTTTTAGATTGGGGTTACCATTGTAGGATAATTTTTTATTGGTCGATGATGTTGTCATCTTTTTTACCTAACAATTTCATTAGTTCGCTAGTAGAACCAGCAAATACTACATTATTTTGAGTACCAATTTGAACTGGATCGTCAGCTTGCAATTCTTTAACTTGTTTCTGTAATCCTAATAAATCTTTTGAGACATCAGATAAGGTTTTAATAAATTGCCCTGTTACCTCATAACTTCTAGGATGCTCAGAATTTTTAGATAAACTAATTAATTCTTCCAAAGTATCCTCACCTTTTAGCAACAATTTTCTCATTGTTTGTCTGGCCAATTGGTAATCATCTTCCTGATCCATTGCTTTTGTTGCATTTAAATTTTCAGGAATTGAGGGTAAATTTGTATTTTCAGTTTCATCCATTGGATTTATATTAAAAATATCATTCAAATTTTCTATATTTTTCATATTTAAAAGTCTTCAAAGTTTTCAATATATCCAAACGAATCAGTTACATTTGCAGTTACCGGATCAGGTTGTACTGTTATTATTTGTTGCTGAGATGTAAGTTCCGCATCATTAAAAATATTAGATGTTGTCTTTTTAATGATACCTTGTTTATTAACAGGACCATAAAAATTAAGTTTCATCACAAAACTTAATGTCCATATAATAGATCTTCTTGTAGTTAAGTCGCCCTCATAATCATCTTCGAATCCTATAGAATTCAAAATTATAGGCAAATCGTTTTTAATGTTAAGTTGCGGTACAGCTTTAATAGTTAAATTATAATCAGGATTAAAATAAGGTAGAATTTGTTCTATTACTTGTAATGCATCATCTTGATTTTTTGCATATACATATAAAATTACATTTATATTATACGGGGTAGGAGCATATTGTGCGTTTGCTGCAGTTGAACTATTAATTGTTCTTGATTGTTGTATTGGACTTATTTTTCTGTTAGGATCATAGTCCAACGAAATCATTTCAAATCCCATTCTAGGCAATAGAACTTGTACGTTTTGAACGTCTACATTAGGTTGTTGTCTTATCTTAGTTAAGAATTTTTGTTTAGGTGAATATGACAGCGGTACTTTTTGTAGTTGCACTACATTGCCATCAGCATCTACTCTTTGTATGGTAATATTATTAAACATATTACCAAACGCAACGATTGCTTTACGTATTGTTCCCCAATAAAAACGTTGGTCTAACATTATTTACTAACCTCACCAAAAGGATTTCTTTCAGAAAAATCCAAAACGTTATCTGCTTCTGCAGTAAAATAATCATTGTCTGCAGCACTAGGATCATTATTTGTAGTCTGTGCTTCATTAATTATTGGAGACAAAGAATTCGATTCTGTAACTAGAGTTTCGCCGTTTTCTTGTAGCATTTCAAAATTATCCAATGGATCAGCAAATTGATTAAACAGGTTATCTATTTCTTCGACACCGGTTTCAAACACCTCATTGGAATATTGCATTAATTCACAACTCATTCTAAAAACAAATAATTTACCCACTTGGAAAAACGGTGTTTGGCTGTCTACTTTTCTAATCTCAAATAAAGATTTTGTTAAAGGCATATAAATTATATCACCCTCAGCTGGTCTAATACTCAATACCGAATTGCCAGTTGAACCAATTGTTTCGACCCACCTTTTTCTAGAAACAACAAAATTCGCCTGGTCTCTGATTTCCAAACCGAATTTAGTAATTATTTCATCGTCACCATCGTAACCCGAAACATTTTCCATATACATCTCAATCGGATAAGCGTATTCATAACTGTTGTAAGGATCTTCTGTTAATATAGGATCAGGGTTGAAAGGTTTTCTAGGCAAATAATAGACTTCTACGCCGTAAATCTTCATGGATTCGATAATCAACTCTTCGTATAAATTCTGTTCAGAGCTACGACCTATCGTTTTGCCTGACTGAAAATAATGATTAACTGTTGCCATTTTACTATTGACTTCCTATTGACATGATGTTATCATCATCTATGTACCGGTTTAATAAAGCCTACAAATTATCCAGTAAACATATCCACTGGTAATTCAAATCTAGATTGCATCTCTGCTTCAATCTTGTTAATTTCCTCTAACGCATCTTCATATATTTTATCGGCATTAAGTGTAACTCCCCCCGGAAGTTGTACACCTGCAAACTTTTTAAGATTCTCTCCCCATTGTCTTTTAAATAGGGCAGTAGTATATTGCTTTAGAAATCTATCGTTATATACGTCTCTATATGTGTCTGGATCTAATATTCTGTAACATTCAACAATAATGTAATCACCGACATTAGCATCTGCGCCCCAATCCATATCTACGTATAATCGATTCATATGCCTATTAAATCTAATTGGTTTAGTACCAACTAATACTTGATTAATTAATTCTAATTCTTGTTTAACCTGATAGTAATAAATCAAATTAGTAGACATTAAGCTATAAAGGTCATTAATTAAAATTTGGTATCTAATACTAAACATATTAGTACCATCTGATCTATCAGAAAATGGTAAAATTCTGTTGATACCTACAACAGTATCGGGTACCGAAATATATTGATTAGTTAAATCTTGTGCAGTAAATTGATGTTTTAGATAAACCATTTCTACAGCATCATAATGATATTCTCTGTAGAATTGAAACGCGTCATCTATACGATCTTCAATTTGATCATCATCTACATTTATCTCAATAACAGGCGCACCTAATCTGCGCAGGCAATAATCTTTAAGTTGTTCTCTTGTTGTTACGGTTGCCATAATAGTCCTTTAAATATATATCTACTTTTAAAATGTAGATAACGCGTATCTAACCCAATAATCTTGTTCTACGCATAAGTATACATAATTTGCGTCTGCAATTATAGAACCTTGTGCACCTCGACTAGATGATGAAGTTGGTATAGCTGGTGAATATTTATTTGTAGATGGCGCAAAATTGCAACCATGTGTCAACACGGGCCACAAGTTGCTGCCATTGGATAATGTTTTTCTGGCGGCATCTTCTGAAAATCCTGCGGCAGGCCACCAGCCACAACCAATAAATGATATTGGAAATACAACAGATGAATCAGATGCTTCCAATGCTACCCAATGTGAAGAAATAGTACCAGGTATACCATTAAAGCTACACCCAGTAAGAATTCCTGTTAAGCCTGGTCTGCTTACAGTTTGTTCTACCCAACATTGTGCTTTACCGCCATTGTGTTCAAAGTAAACTCCGTGTAGCGCAAAACCATTCGATGATTCTTGTCCACCTACACTGTCTCCACCTGAATTAGTTAATCGCAATCCCCATTTAGATGTGGATAAATCTGTACCCGTACCATTGCCTTCAAAACTGCCGCCTATATAATTAAATGTACCTGCTCCTACTACCCAACCACCATAAAAATAATTGTTACCTACAGTACAACCTATCATAGTAATAGCATTTGGGCTAGAATTAGGTGTTGAAGCTGCATTTCTTTCAAATCTAAATCCATTATTATTAAATGACAATGTTGCTCTTTGTATATGGCTGCTTAAGAAATTAGACGCATATATGCCTGTACCAAACCCTTTAATATTTACATCATCTATTTCAAAATATGCAAGTTGATTCATTGTCAGCCCTGCGCCAAACCCTGATGCGGTTCCAAGTATACCCATTTTTCTTATAGCGGAATAACCGCCAAAAGAACTAGCACTAGCACCAGTAAAATTAATACCATTTTGCCCTGAAGTTTCTTGGTAAATATAACTTGAAGCAGAACCTTCACCTTCGAAATTTACCACTTTAATAGGATCAAGTCTAAATGGCACTGATACATTTATTGGAGATGTTATTTTATAAGTGCCTGCGGGGAAAAATATTGTGCCGCCATTTGCTGCTAAAGCTGCCGCTACTGCAGCATTGATTGCAGCAGTGTCATTAGTTGTACCATTTCCTACAGCGCCATAAGTTTTTACATTATAAGTAAAACCAACTCCGGTTGCACCTACCGCCCCCGACGCGCCGGTTGAACCAACTGTACCTATACCCGTCGCACCCGTTGCACCATTTTGTCCACTAGCGCCGGTTGCACCTGTTGCCCCGACTGAGCCTGCACCCGTGGCGCCTGTTGCTCCGACTGAGCCTGTACCAGTAGCACCAGTTGCACCAGTTGCACCGGGAATAGTACTTGCCGCTCCCGTAAGACCTGTAGAGCCTCGTACACCTGTAGCACCAGTAGTGCCTAATAGTCCTGTTGCACCGGTCAACCCTGTTGCGCCAATTACACCTGAAGAACCAGTTGCACCTACAACACTAGCTCCTGAGGCTCCTGTTGCACCAATAACACTTAAACCAGACGCGCCTGTTAGTCCAGTTGCACCTTGGACGCCAGTAGCACCTGTTGTCCCCGCTCCTGTTCCACCGGTCAATCCTGTTGCACCGGTTAATCCTTGTACACCTGTGGCGCCTCTCAATCCTGTTGCGCCTAATCCAGTAGCACCAGTCGCACCCAAATTTCCTGTGGCTCCCGTAGATCCCGTTGGACCTATTAATCCTGTTGCGCCTGTGGCGCCAGTTCCACCTATACTTCCAGGTGTGCCCGTTGCTCCTGTTAAACCAGATGCGCCACTAAACCCTGAGGCACCAGTTGCCCCAGGTAAACTTAGTCCAGACGCACCAGTTAGTCCTGTTGCTCCGGTTAATCCTGTAGCACCAGTTGATCCTATTCCTGTTGCTCCTGTAGATCCCGTTGCGCCTGTCGATCCGGGTATTACAGACGCAGCACCAGTTGAACCGGTCAATCCTGTTGCGCCAGTTGATCCTATTCCTGTGGCTCCCGTAGATCCAGTTGGACCTGTTAATCCTGTTGCACCTGTTGGGCCACCTGAAGGACCTGTTGCGCCGGTTGCACCATCAACACCAGCACTACCTGTGGCACCTGTTGGACCACCCGATGGGCCTGTGGCACCTGTTAATCCTGTTGCGCCAGTTGTTCCTTCGCCGGTTGCGCCTGTTAATCCTGTGGCTCCCGTAGATCCCGTTAAACCTTGTATACCTGTAGCACCTCTGAAACCTGTTGCACCAGTTGCCCCTGATGACCCATCTATTCCAGACGTTCCCATATTTCCTGTAGCACCTGTAGCACCATCTGAACCAGTGGCGCCAACTAAACCTGTGGCTCCTCTTAGCCCAGTTGAACCAGTTAAACCAGTAGATCCCTGTGTGCCTGTAGCACCAACTGATCCTATTCCTGTTGCCCCTGATGCTCCTGTTGCACCCGAACCTGTGGCGCCTGTTAATCCTGTTGATCCTCGTAGTCCGGTTGCACCAATTAATCCTGATGCACCGGTTGAACCTTGTATACCTGTAGCACCATCAATCCCCGAGACACCTGTTGCACCAGGTATTCCTGTTGAACCTCTGCTACCAGTTAAACCAGTTGCTCCAGTTAATCCTGTAGCGCCTGTTAGACCAGTTGAACCATTAATTCCTGATGCACCAGTTAAACCAGTGGCGCCTGTTGAACCAGTTGCACCATTTGGTCCTCTTATGCCTGTTGCTCCAGTAATACTTTGTCCTGTGGCACCAACAGATCCTGTAGCACCTTGTAATCCAGTTGCGCCTGAAGCACCAGATCCTGTAGCGCCTGTTAGACCAGTTGATCCTGTTGCACCTGTTAGACCAGTTAAACCAGTAGCACCAGATGGGCCTGTTGCACCATCATATAAGAATATTGCGTTTTGCGATATAGGTGTGCCTGGGACAACTATAACATTACCAGTTTGTCCAGGTTCAACTTCAACGATACCTTCTGCTATTCTATAACTTGTAGTTGTGTTTGCAGCATCTACATAGTAAATATATCTACCAACATTAATATTTGCTGTACTAGAATTACTCAATCCTATAGCAATTACACCATTTGATGCATCAATTACTGTAGTTATAAGTGCTGCTACAGCATTCGCAGTAGTATAAGATTTTTTAACGTAACCGTAGACATTAAACCCATTTAAATTTATGGGTTGTTTTTGATTGTCAACAAACGTTATTTGGTCCGAATACGTCGTACCTTGAATTACTGTAAAATTAACAACTATTGACATTATAGACCGTTATTTTTTATTTCATTATCAACTAATGTCATCAAATCATCGTTTATTGTCGTGTGGATTCCTGATAAAATAACTCGTACTTTATCTTTAACTTTTTGTAATGACCCCACAGTTTCATAAATTTCTGCAGTAATAGTTGTAGTATCTGCAACATGATCTGCTGTAAGTTGTGTAATATTGATCATTTGAATCTTCCGTAATAAATTCTATATGCTAAGTTAATAATCTCATCGCCTGTAATATTAGTAAATCCTTGTCTGTCAAACTTGTGCTTGCATACTATTTTTAAAATTCCAGGTTCAACTATTGTTGTTATTATAGATGAACCAAGATACAACCCTGTACTAGGTTGTATAATTTCTCTGACCATAACTGAACCAGACCCACTAATTACAGAACTTCCCGAATCTGCAATACCGCCATTTATTTTATAAAATGGCATAACAAAATAGTCATCAGTATTTATTAAAGAATTATTAATCAGAATGAATTCGTCAGAACGATCTACATACTTAGCAGTTGGACTTAACGCTAATACTTTTGGAATACTAATAACACCAGGTGTGTTATACAATATGTGGGGCATTCTTTTATCTAAAGAAAACTTAGTATTTCCCGACCTATCGGTTATATTGAATGCGCCAGAATTTAAAGAAATACCCATTATTGAATTCCAAGATAAACTAAATTACCCGTTACCTCTACGCTTCCGTTTAGGAAATAATTAGTTGTATTATATTTGTATGTTAAAGACGAACCAAGACCAGCAAGAGTTTCTCCTTGAGGCCAAATGATACTGTCTGTCTGTAATGTAACTGCACCATTTCGTTCATCATATAAACCACCAGTTTGCGGATCTTCGCTACTAGCATTTTCTATAGTTCTACCCTCATTATAACCAGTTGTTATATAGTGAATAGTTGCATTATAAGTATCATATCCATACAACGATCTAATATCTGCATATTTGTTTAAGTACGCAATAGGATCAAAGGTAATTGTGCGATCTCCCTTTTCATTTGCATAATGTAATTGGCCTTTATTATAATCTGACCCATACGCAAGTATTAAATCTGCATAACTAGCAATATATCTTAATGCATCTGCGGGAGAAATATAAAATAAGTTTATTGGCAAAACACCGTTTGTTCCTTCGGGTTCTCCCGGAATACTATTTAAATATGTGTTAGGATTTATAGTTGTCGGTATCGAAGTTATTTCCTCATTCCCCGTCAGTCTTCTTAAGAATAGATTTAATTGTGTTGGTATATACTCATATACGCCATTTACTAAATTTGCAGTATACAATAAGTTTTTGCTAATTTCTATAGCATAACCTAAATCATTTGGTTGTTCTGTATAAACATACTTGGAACCAACTCTTTCCCAATTATAATAAGTATATTTTGTTTGTTTAGTAACTAATCCTGTAAATGTTTGACCACCTACAAAGAATTGAAAAAATCCTGTTCTAACAGGTGGCTTATCTAATAGTAAAAGATTGATAAATGTATTGGTATTCAAATCACCGTTAACAGAATAGTTTTCTATAAATGGACCTAATACTGGAACATCGGGTCCAATATTTTCTCTTTTAGATATTTGGCTGTAATCTGTAATCTTTATACCGTTTTGCGTTTCTTGATATAGTCTTAAATCATTAGACTGTAAAGTTTTAGTAAAAGCATAGTTTGCCGCAGATGAATATTGAGCAGTATTTTTGTAAAGATAACTTTTATCTGTACTAAATACATTACCCATAGACACAAAATCTTGGGTTAAATTTAAAAGATAAACATTAGCCATATTAGAAAGATGGTACCGATGCTGTATTTTCGAATGTTAACAAAGTATATCTTCTTGTCAGTGTCGTCAATGAATCTGTGTTAACAATATTTCGTTCTTTGATGTAAAATTTAGTACTATCCATTGCCAATGATACAATTCTAAATGAATTATTATTTACAATTTGCGCATATGTGTGTCCTGCTATAATTTCTCTTGTGTCATAATCTATTAAAATTGCAGCTGGTACATATCCAAAATTATGTATTGATATGGTATATTCGTTGGTATTTTTAGTTGTAACACTTGGATCGGGATCCGCAGTAACTAAAGAATAATTTTGAACAAAATCTGTTTTCGATAAAATATTTAGATAATCAAATCTAGTATCAAAATATATTCTATTCAAATATGTTGTAGGATTTGTCAATGGTAAATTACTACCCTGTTGTCCCGTGGGGTTATTAAAGATAGATACTACCTTTTTGCCCCCAGTTGTGCCCGCCCACAAAACATTAGTTGTCATAATTCAATTCTGATAAATTTACTGTTTAAATCAATAACCATTCTACCATCAGTTGATCTTAAAATTCCTGAAGTAATAGTACCAGCATTTTGAGAAACTTCTGATAATGCGTTTGCCGTTACTGTGATACCAGTAAAAATATTTGCAACCAATTGAGATCTAGTAATAGTACCACTTACAATTTTTGTTCCGCTAATAGAATTGCTAGCAATTTCTACCCCTGTTATTGAACCGGGTTGTATTTTACCTGTCGTAACAGCATTTGCGCCTAATTTACTAGATGTTACCGCTCCGTTAAACAACTCTCTTGTTGTTATAGTATTACTTACTAATTTTTCTCCAGTAATAACATTTGCTGCAATTTTAGATGTTATTATTGCATTAGATGCTATCTGTACATTACCTACTTGGCCTGCATTTAGAACAATATTTGTTACAGTGCCACTTACACCTGGAGAATAAAAATCCCAACTAGTTTTAGTTGTATTTAAAATATAGCTAGTACCACCTACAATAATTAAATCGCCCGGATTAAATAGTGTTACATCTGATGGCAATGATGCCAATGTTCTAACTCTTGCGGTGCCAGTATTTGCTGTAAATTGTTGTATTGTATTCCATGTACCGGAATAGATATATAACCCTTGATCTATACCAGATGTTTTTCTAAACAACTCAAATGCATTTGCTGTTGCTGGTAAAGAACCACCCGAAGAAATTCCTCCGCCTGCACCAGAAGAACTAGAAACATAATCACTTAAATTTTTCCATGCATTATTAATAAAGATATAAGCAATTGACCCTACAACAACTGTTCTACCTGAATAATTTCCTGCATCGCCTACTACAGGCAACGTAACTAATACTTCTAGACCCGACGGTGCGCTAGATGTTATAACACTTGATAATGTTTTCCATTGACCAGAAATAAACAAATACGGTATAGCATTTGCTGTTTCATAAAAGACTGTGCCTTCTGGCGCTGTCTGCGGTTTAACCGCACCTATAGCAAATGCTGTATCGCCTCTAAATCTTACCCATCTAGAATCGGAACCAGCTAATCTTGCAATTGCAGAATCTGCCGGTAATCCTGTACCATTGCCTACGGGGTATTTAGAGAATACCCAAACATCTCCAGAATTAAATACAATCCTGCCTTCATAGTTACCCAATGTCGGTAAAGATGAAACTACAGGAATACCATTAACAGTTACATTTGCCGTACCTGAACCAGTGACAACAGTAATGTTTGCGCCGCTTATACCGCCAGTAAATGCGGCTAATCTAGCTAACACATAATCTTGTGTTGCTAATTCATTTGTATACCATTTAATAGTGCCATTCTCATTCAATATTAAAGAATCTGCGCCGTTTAAAGAAAAGCCAATAACACCCGAGGCTTGTCTGTACATTCCGGTGTCTTTATCACCTTGCCAAGCATATCCTGGTAATATTTTAGAATCAGATCCATAGCTTACAACTTGCCCGCCAGTATAAAGCGAATTAAAATTGTCGTTTACTTTGATGAAGGCATCGCGAAGTAAATCGCCGTCTCCACTATTCGGTGTTGTTCCTACAAGAACATTTGGTAGATTTTTTGGGGCAGCCATATGGTTAACTTAAATTTAGATGGTTTTTAATTTTATCAATTTCCGCTTTTAACATATTTATTTCGTCTTTCATATCCTGAATTAGTTTAGTCTGTTTTCTTTTTTGCTTATACTCAATTAACGCATGAGTATTAGTATTAAGAATTGCAGAACTTGCTGGGTCTATAACATACCCAGGATCGTTTTCTACGGGAATATATCTTGAATTCATTTTATAATAATGAAGTTGCTACTAAGTTTTTAATCTTAGGTAAATAAACTGGATTGTTTGCGTAGAACACAATCTTAACTTGATAATTTGCAAAAGTTTCATATGTAGATGTTATTGCAACATTTGAAACTAAGTTTGCAGAGTTTGAATATGTCAAAGCAGGTTCTAATAGTCTGTATGTTTCCTCCGTGAATAAATCGTCATTTGTTCCTGCATAAGATTTACTCACAGGCGAAACTAATGGAAGTTTAATAAAAGGTCTTGCTACTATACCATTGACAAAACTTTTATCGTTTCTAGATAATACTCTAACAAAAACTTCGATATCTGTACCAATTTTTCTATTGACATTTACTTTTACTTCCATGCCTGTAGAGTCAAATTGGTCTGCAAGCGATACAACTTTACTAATATATCTTGCCTTCGCTGTTCCGTGATTTGCAGCTAATTCAGATGTAGAAATATCTGCACTATAAGGCAATACGTTATTTCTAAATATTTGAGCTTTCATCAACTGTTTATCTAAAAATGGCGCAACATCTTTAGATTTTGTTGTTAATGATACTTGTAATTTTAAATCGCCGTTTTCTCGTAAAGATTGTCTTCCTGTTAAATTCAATTCCGAACCAGGAACAATATCGGTAAATTTTGTTTTATCTCTAGAGTTAGTATCTTCAGTTGTTTGTATTTTATATGTAACTTGTGCGGTATCACCCAAAGCAACTTCTGTACTTAACAAACGAATTCTATTATAATCTATTTCAGCAAGAGCAGGGGTTGTCATTTCAAAAGTTACTGTGCCAGGATCAAATTTTGCTTTACCTAACATAAAAGTTAAATCCTCATTCTCATCACCCAGCCAATCTGTAGTATTCTGTGCTTTAAATAACCTACCAGCAAACGGTTGCTTAACTGTTTTACCATCGCCTGTTTTTGCGGACAATAATTGATATTTGTCCGATTTAGTATATACACAGAATGCATATTCGCCAGGCTTCAAATATATTGGATTTGCGAATACAAATGTTGTTGCTTTTGCCCCTGCTGTTGCGTCATATACGTTTATATCTGTAGGTGTCTTTGTTGATACTGTACCAGACATATATTCTGTTGTAGACGGTTTGCTACCAGACATAGGTCTTAATTCTATACTTACAGGTAACTTATCGTCTTTAGTATAGAAGAATAAATTAATATAAGTTAAAACAATACCCAATGGATATGTCCCTGCATCTATTGTGAATGTTTGCGATAACGGATCCAATCTTTTCTGAGTATTATTTGCATCCGCGGAAGATCCTAACGGAGAAGTTCTAAATTTTTCCGTTGTTCTTAGCGCAATTGTACCACCTTGTTCTGGATCTACGATATTTAACCCGTGATTCATTAAAGTGGTTTCAGAAATATACTTACATTTTTCTATACCATCTGCACTATCACCAAATGTTAGACGAATTTCACCTGCATTAAATTTGTATTTGCCTTCGGTGCTAGGTATATACACAAAACCAAGTGCACTACCTAATTGATCTGTAGTAATAGTATCACCTAATAATGCGCCAGTTGTTACCGGTGCTGTAAAAGGAGTTATATTAACACCATTTACATAAGTATAAATTTTTATACCAGGTGGCATTTGAGCCACCGTAAAAGACATAACCTCAGATCCCGCATAAATCGGTATTTCTGCATCTCTGGTTGATGTTATATTTGTCGCCATATTAAATTCCTACTAAAGAATAGTTTACTGATTTATATCCGTTATTTTCAATTTGCACAGCTTTAGGATAACGCTTTTCAACTTCGTGAGCCATATATCCTTCAAACACGCCATGTCCTGCAATATCTTTAAATTCTTTTCTATATTCATATTGATATAGATTTAACCCGTTTGGCATTTTTCTAACAAACTTGACGTTTGTTTTCATTCTTTCATCTGAGAATAATTTTTTAAGACCCTTCCATACAACTTTTACTACTTTAACTGCAACATATGCAACAGCAACAACTGCCGCAACTTGAATAAGTACGGGTGCGGTACTAATATATGCAGCAAATGTAGTAGCACCAGATGCAATTGCTGCGGTTGCAGCTCCTAAAATAGGCACGCCGGTGGTTGCTGCAGCTAATGCACTCGCCCCCTGTGCAATTCCAGCAAAGACAAATGTTGCAGACGCTGATACAAGTTGTGTTAATCCTGTTTGCAATCCTGATAATGTAGTACTAAAAGAATTTGAAAAGATGCCGCCCAATGTGTCTGTTAAACTGGTCAATGCTGTACTAAAATTGGCAGCTCCAGAAGTTAATAGTTGAGAATTTAATAAAGATAACTCAGTCGCAGTAGCCAATCCTGCAGTTGTGCTTGGTATTACGCTACTACTACCTGTTAACCAATCGGATACAAAACTTGTCATGTCTTTCAAAGTTGTAAAACCAGAATTTACAAATTTAGATAGTCCATCTATAGAACTTATTGAATTATAAAAATTCAAACCAATATCTCGAACCGCTCCCCACGCTACAGATAATATACTTTCTCCATAAAATGCTGCCGTATTTGCGAATCCCCCAATTCCGATGCCATCCGCAAGGGCAGCAATACTATATGCTGTAATTACTTTTGATGCAACTAACCCACCAAATAATAACAGGCCTCCGGTTAACCATATATTAATATTAAAGGAATTTTTCTTTGAAATTTCTGCTCTACCCACACCATCATTAATAGCACCAGGATTTACATTAATAAAACTATTTGCTTCTAATTGTGATGCAAATACTTCATTTACATATTTCATAGTAATAAGATCATTTATTTCTAAAATGTCTATATCTGCTACCACATTTAAATCTACATTATATACTGCAAAACCGGGGAAACATTCTTGTTCGTCAGTATCAACAGCAACACCAAAATAACCACTTGTAAGATCAGCTTTATCTGTGTCGGTAAAATCTTCAACTAAAATGCCAGATTTCAACAATGTATCGCCGTTATCATTTGTTACAATGGATCTCAAATTTGCAATTTCAATACTTTGTAATTTTACTGCTTTATCTAAATTAATTGCAAGAGTTTCAATTTTGCCTATGTCTCGCATAGTGAAGCGTTTATTATCATCATATGTTATTTTAACATCAAAAGAACTTCTTGCATATGGTGGTATTTCTAAAACTGCAAGACTCAATTTGCTAATATCCGAGATATCGTTAATTTCTTTTGGGTTAGCGGATTCGATACCTTGTTGTACATAGAATTTATTATACGGAGAATCATAATTTTGTAACGTATTAGTCACATAAATTCTATCTTTTCTGCCAAGATAATAAGTAACATCTGCTTCAGTGTTAACTGTAGATGTTGGTATGATTGAGGCCGCAAAATTATAATAAAGACTATCATCAATTCTTCTTGGTCTAAAATCTATTGCATCTCTCAAATTAAATTCATTTGAATCTACAACCGATCTATAGGTTGGTATTCTAGAATAGTATGAAGCTGGATATGATTGTACTGTAGCTGGTCCTTCGCCCGTATGTGTAAAATAATCAAATAACACTAAAACATTTCCAGGAGGATTTGCTGCAGAAATAAATTTAACTGTTCCATGATCATAGAAAGTATCTCGTTGACCATTATCTAAAATATAATTGGTGTTAGTCTCAGAAATCAACGACGTCCATGCATTGGCATTTACTGGCGAAATATTAGACGTTGGTGCAATTGCAATATATGCGGTACTATCTAAAGTTACTATGTCATTATAATTATATGATGTTGTAGAAATCCAAGATCCAAGATATTTTCCAACATTTGATAATGCATATAAATTCTTAAACGATGTAATATCGGATTTACCTAACGAATACGCATAATCAGCCAATGCAACATTTACAATTTTTGCATGATTCTCAACTAAAGTTTTTGTTCTTGGTTGTAAATCGTCGCTTTCAATTTTTAAAGATACATCAGCAATTCCGGTGAATGACGGATCATTCATATTAATAGTTAATGTAGCGGAATCACCGGCAATTGTTGTTGTGCCTCTTTCAAAATTATAAGCACCTAAATTTGTATTGCCTGTTGCTCCACTTTTTACCAACACAATAAAGTTTGTTCTTGCAGTACTTGCAGGAATTATACCATCACCCAATGCAAATGTTTCTGGTGCAGATAATGTCTTTGAAAATACCCCAGAACTAAACACAGCATTATTAAAAACTCTTATATACTCACTTCTAATAGTATCAACATTTTTTACATATGTTTTATTAATAGGAAATAACAATCGTTCTGCTGGTCTATTAGAATCAAATATTGTAGTTACGCCAGATGTAGCAATACCATCACTTGCAATATCTGCATAGAAGAAAGGTGAAGAATATGTAGCCGCAGTACCATGTGATGTAAGACCATTTGATACACCGACTACACTTCGTATTTGTTTTACGTTAATTAAACCATCATAGAATGGACTACCGTTTACAACTTCTAAATATGCTTTAACATTAGTTAATGATCTAGCTTTATCAGTTGGATCCGCGGTGGCCGAAGATACTGCCGCAACTACCTCAGCCCTGACTTTTTCAATGTCTTTATTATTATTGATCCAAGTGTTGTACCAAAAATATACGCCTTCAACATCAGGCTCTCTGAATAATCCATAATATGGAGTATTTGCTGGACCATATCGCCCCCAAAGCTCATTTGATGTATAAATTACGTTTGCAATATATTGCCCATCGGCAACTGAAACTCCATATTTCGTGGACCAATCTGCCCACGATGCTGGCACTTCTTTTACTGGGGAATATAAGTGATAGAATAATTTATATTGAGGTGCAACGTTGACTCCTCCAATATAACTATCATATTCAATGTTTTTATATGCAAGTGTACCAACTAATGTATTTGCACCTGTTGGATTTTTTACACTATGTAATTCCAAAAACAACGAGCTTGCAGTTAGTTCTGTAGGTGAAATAATCTTATACTGCAAATTAGCTAATTTAAAATAATTACCCTGTGTAGTATTAATATTATAACCAGTCTTTGTTTCTGTCAAAGTAGACTTAGGAACAGAAACTTCTGTAGCACCTACCGTTCTTACTGGCAATCCCCCGACATATGCTTTACCCTCAGACAAAGAGAATTTTAAATCTGCATCAGTTTCTAGCCCAACAATTGGCGAAATCTTAAATTGATTTACTACATAGCTTCCAGATTCATCGTATGTTCTTTCTGCTAATTTTTTATCTAAATCGGCATCTGCAGTTAACTCTGCAAGGAATTCAATTTGCCCTTTATTGTAATTTAATAAAGGAATTACATCGCCGGCAACGGTACCTTCAACTTTACCATCGTCATTGACATCTAAACTTACGAGGTTTAGATCTACTTTTAATCTATCAGCACCCGTTGCAAAATAATTTGAACTACCAAACGCAGGATCTAAAAGTGTATTATCATCCTCACTTGTAATAATTTGTTGATCACTTAAATAACCAACCAATTTTGTTGGGTAAGCTGTGTTTTTATCCGGTACAATTCTTTGTAATGATGCTTTAACAAAAAACCCATATTTGTAAAAGATTGCATCATCCTGTGATACTATAGTTGTTGGATTTGTTGGTTTGGTAACATAAGCAACATTTTGCCCACCAATAACAACATCCGGTGCATCACTAATTTCTATTTCTAAAGTATTTACAATTTTAGTGACATACAGTTTCTTTGTTATAGAAGGATGTACTAATAAATCACCCACTTTAATAATTGTACTTGGGTTTGTTAGGACAACCGTTTTAGAAAATTGTTTAAGTGTAGATATTGCATTTTTTGTAATATCGGTTGTTGCAATTGCAGTGTAGCTAGGTGTTGCTTTGTTTAATGCATCTGTATAATCAGTATAAAAATACAGTTCATCGTTTTCTGTAAACATACCATCATTTTCTATATTGTATTTCTTTAAAGAAATAACAATACTAATAGGGTCACCTAATTCAGGATCATCTGCTTCATATACAAACTCTACATAACCTAAAACTTCTGATGTTGCTGTAGTAACATACGTGTTCAATAAATTTGAAACAGTAATAGGTGTGCCGCGCGAATCTGTATTTTTTAAACGAATTGTTCTTGCATCAAGATTAACTGACGGGGCAGGGCCTGAAACTTTACTACCATCTTTGAATAGAAAATTACCTACAGACTTAATTTGATTTTGTAATATTGTCTGCGATTGAGTTAGTTCTCTTGCTTGTACCGCTACACCGGGTTTGAATAACACTCGAACGAAGTTTTTATCTTCATCGAAGTCATCAAAATATGGTGAAACATTTGTTAGTACAGTCATATCTTTTCCTTAAAATTCTATTACAAGATGTAAATTATCTGTTTGATCTATTGTTCTAGTTACAGGTTCTCTATTTTCCAAATAAAGTATTTCACCGGTGTCTTGCATTACTTCTGATAATAAAGATTGTGTAACTATTGCTGTTGCTCCGGAAGTCCTGCCTATCACAGACTCTCCGATTGTAAATGGTTTATAATTTTCTGTTGTTCCAAATGATTGAATATATCTAATATATCCGTTTCCTGAAACCACATTTGATGTTACTGCATAAGCATTTGCTTTACTAGTAATACCAACAAGGTATTCGTTGTTTATAAATGTGCCATTTACGTTACTTACATTTATACCAACCAATCCAGATAATGTTGCAGCATTTGCCAAAACATTGCCTGTCTGCATTGGATTTTTAACTATACCCACTTTTCTAAAAGAAAATCCTGTAGGGAAATCTCCGTATCCTTCATTGTATTCGGCTTTTACATTTAACATAACATAATACGCACCTAATTCCGATACAGGATCATATCCATGCCCATTAACAGGACTCAATATTGCTTTAATGTTTGCTAACCTGCCTGTGCCTTGATTGTCTGAAATATATGCATTTGCAAATCTATATTTTGAACCAGCATTGGTATATACAAAATCATAGATAACGCCTAAATTTTGTTTGGCTGAAATATTTGCATTTATGCCGTCGCCCTCTATTGTAACTTTTGAGAATACTGAATAATCTAAACCGCCATTATAAATTTTAATATTTTCTATAGCACCATCTTTTGCAACAGTTGCAACATCTGTATTTGTTCTTACGGGCATCCAATTGTCTGTTAAGAACTTTAATTTGTCTGATGTAGATACAGTATATAAGTATTTCCACTTATAACTATCAGAAGTAGTAAATATATTTAAACTTTTTCCCGTTGGTTCTACTGTAGATGCAGATCCACCTACATTGTCGATACACTTATATACATCAAAATCTCTATTGATTACATAGAAATTTTTTGTCAATAATTCTGTGTCCTCGTGGTCATATTCAGCATATATTGTTTGAGCCTCCCAATTTATACGCTTAATAACATTAACCATATTAGTAGGCACTATGCGTTTTAAACTAACAATTTCATCCCATGTTTTAGAATAATTTTGTTGTGAATCTTTAGGGTCTGGCGGAAAATCGCCCTCACCCCAGGGGTCGGGTTTTGCTAAGAACATATATAATGTGTTTTCTCCGGAAACAGTATAACTGTCCAAGAAACTCTTAGCATTACTGATTTTAAATTTGTTAGTTACTATGTTAGGCATCTATTATTTATTATAAGTTAAATAGCGATGTTACGGAATCGGCTGTCAAACTATTGGATGCATTGCTTGCACGCAATGCAGGATTATCTATAGTAATTGCCGAGAACGTATCTATTTCTGTATCGTTTGTTACTTTCACTTCTAACGACTTTGCATTATATGGCATTGTTTCATTATTTATTTCGCTAAAAACACTCAATCCTGCAGGATGTAGTACAGAGCGAATACTGCTACCCCATTCTTCTATAGACTTAGATGAACGTATAACATACGAAAATGGTTGATAAAATGCAATCGAATCTTCTGTTGCATATTGGGTCTTGCCTTGCAGATACATATTTTCTGATAGCTGTCCCGATGTATCTTTCCAATATGATTTTGCAATAGCCATACCACCTATGTTGGCACGCAATGTTGCAGTATCTAAAAAGCGAAGGACTATATTTCCAGTATGCGTAGCAGCCGAAGATAAATATGTGTTTCCAGAATCTATAATTTCAATTAAAGGTGATGATGTATTCCTATTTGGTATTTCTATATAGAAAAATTCAGCTTGCTCAAACAAATAATCGTCTCTAATTTCAAGAGTTATATTTGCAATGTTTGAACTAATTGCAGGAAAATACCCGTCTAAAGAACTTATTCTATCAAAATCACCTAAAGTAATATCACCCTTTTGACCTATAATTCTCCAAGGAATTATAGTACCGTCAGGTATATTTGAAGTGACTAATGATAAAGTAACATTGCTACCTTCAACTACCCTGGTCCTATTTGCGTTAATAACAAAATCGGGTCTGGTTGTAACTGAAGTATCTAATACTGTTATTGTACTTGATACTTGTAAAGAATATGGAAAAGTAGGATCTAATAATAAAACTATTGTTTCAAGCCCTTCAGATTTTTTATCATCTAAAACAGTTAACGTAAGATTTGCTTGTGTTTGGTTTGCTGTTCCTGTAGGTAAAAATGTAAGAACTCCGGTAAGAACACCTTCTGCAATATCATCTGCTTGTATACCAAATATTCTATATGGCACAACTGTACCAGGAGTTAGATCTACTGCCTTTATAAAGAAGTTAGCATAACTACCTTCATATATTGCAGAAGAAACAGATGTTATACTAAATTTAACTACTATATTTGACGTTGTAGTTGAAGTATCTTTTACGATGACGCCTATGTTTTGATTTGCGCCCGTACCTGTTAAAGTTAAATAAAATGTTTCATCAAATTCTGTTTTTAAATCTTTTTTAAGATCCAGTGTTATTCTGCCTTGATTGCTACGAACATTAAAATTTCCAGACAACGAAGTTAATCCGGTAAAATCATCTGTACCAATACCAGTTCCCGTAATTGTAAATGGCACCAATGTGTTATTAGGTATACCGCTGGTATCCAATATAATCGTTACATTGGAGCCTTCGTTTACCGTAGATGAAGTTGTTGATAGGGTATACGTTGGCACCACAATAGGATCTACAGATTTAAGTTTCACAGAAATATCATCATTGCCAGTATTAATATACAACGTGTCTATTAATGTAAGATAACGATTGGGCGACCCCTGCAAACTAAAAAGGTCATTAGCACCTCCAGCAGTGTCTGGAATTTGATTTAATTTAGCATTTGCTATTATAAGATTTCGAGCAGCACTATGAGATAATGTCGGCGATGCTTCTAACGCACATGCCAACATGCCGGTGACCTGCGGCGCAGCCATACTCGTCCCACTAAGTTTTGCTATATAATAAGCGCTGTTTCTTGGATCAGGTACAGGAGTAGTACCTGTCGTGGCGCCGGTAGTTGTAAGCCACGCACTGGCAATAAGTGCTCCGGGTGCATACAAATCAACTCTTGGACCACAAGAGCTCGTGTCTTGTTTTCTGTCTGCACCTGGACTTGAAATTGAAGATGATATATTACCTACACATATGACAGTCGATGTGGAACCCGGTGAAGAACCTTGGTTAAAATATATAGGATTACCCGAATTAATTCCCGATGCTGTCACAGTATTGTTATAATCAATATCGGTGGGATCGGTTGTTATTTTAACACTATCATTACCAGCGCAGGCTACCATAATAATGCCAGCATCAATACAAGCTTGTATATCAGCATCCATCGCAGCATTTCTTAGTCCAATAAGAACATTATTGCTGGAGTTAACAATAATGCCATACGTTGCCAGCTGATTAATAGTAAATGGGCCAGACACAGTTGAGCCACGATATGTCAGAGAAGTGATATTACCATATGGGATTGTGTAGCGAGAATACCAACTACTGTTTACGATTGTTGGCGTCATGTTGCCAACTGAACGTTTTTGGTTGTGCCACTCTAATATGTATTTGTACAAATAGGTATATTGTACGCCACCTGTTACATATTGAGGACTTATGTTATAGATGTTAGCATTAGGCGCCCAACCTTGCGTATTTCCCGCAGCAATACCTGCCACGTGTGCTGCATGTCTGCTATCATCAGAAGAAGAAGTACGATTAGTTGTTATTGGAGGATTATATACACTGCCATATGCGGCATCACCGGGTATGTTTAGATTATACCAATTAAAATACTTTACTCTACTGCCGCCAGTGCCATCTGAATTCACAGCAAATTCAGGATGAGATGGATCTAAGACCCCATCTACGATAACTATATCAACGTTTTTACCACTGGCTTTAAGCGCAACTGTACCAGACAAGTTTGAAGTTGCAGTGGCTGGCGAAGATCCCCAATTGTTATTAGGATTAGACCCATACCAAGACCTATATAATCCCCAATTGCGGTCTAAATTAGTCACAGTAAATGACTTGCTCCAACTGCCAGATGTTCTAGACCAAGAAATCAAATTAGTTGAGTCAATCAAAAGCCCACCTGCAACGCCAGATAGTCTCAATACAAATGTTTCATCTGATTCTGTTTTTAAATCGTTCTTAATATTTAAAGTTATTCTACCTTGATTATTGAGAATAATAAAGTTACCAGACAACGAAGCTAAACCTACAAAATCGTCTGTATCAATACCTGTACCAGTAATTGTATATGGCACAAGTGTATTATTCGGTATACCTACAGTATCCAATGTAATTGTTACAGCGGAACCTTCGTTTACTGTAGATGATGTTGCTGATAGAGTATACGTTGCCATTTAAAATCCAGGATATTTGTATCTAATTGATCTTACATTTGGAATAGATGTAATTGTAGCATTATGTGAGGTATTGTCAATTGGACTAAACACATTTCCAGTATAATATGCGTTTATATTTTTACCTCTGACTAAACCGTGTTGTATTGGAAATGTTAAGGTAACTTGTCCATTTTTAACAATATAAGTTCCTGTTAAAGATTCAGTTGGTAATCCGGGATCAATTATTGTCTTTGCGCTATAATTTAATCCGGGTTCAATAATTTCTATATTTGTGATTGCGCCAAATCTATTCACACTATTAATTTTTGCTCTTCCAAGAATACCCGCCTCGTCAGTAATATTTATTGCATTATTCTTTTTATATCCTAACCCACCGTCGACGATATCTATTCTGCTAACAACTGAATATAGTCTTGCTGTTAATTTGGTTGTTGTAAAATTTTCACCTGTGAGTAATATAGTTTTTGTTGCAGATATTTGTTCGTCTGCTAAAAATTCTCCAGTAATACTAGTTGTATCTAACATTAATTCATATACATCAAATCCGTTCAAATCAATTTTAATTACTTTATTAACAATTGCTTTTGCTTTTGACGTTATACCAACTATTTCAGTATTTTCAAAATCAAAAATGTTTTGTCTACCGGTAATTTGCTTAACTCTTAGAGCTCTAGGAGTAACCAATTTTCCATCAGATGATTTTAAAACAATATCATACGGATAGAAGAAATCAATAGATTCTCTGTAAAGAACATTGAACAATAATCTATATGCGGGCTCAGTGCCTTTTTTACTATAGATTTCTCTTATTTTCTTTATCAGCAACCTATTATTTGCGCTGCTAGAAACAGTTAAATCGCTTGCATAATTTTGAATAAATCTAGTAACTAAATTTTCTGTTGTCTCATCGATGTCTGCATATTTAGAAATATCCTGTAATATCTCTTGTGCTTGATTATTTTGTTCTAAAAATTCATAGTATGCTTTTATGAATGTGACAAACATACCATAATCAGATTGTATGAAATCTGGTAACTGATCCTCAACTAAAATTGATAATCTATTTTGTATTCTTTTAAAAGGATTCTCTGCACCATTACCGTTATGCAAGGTATAAATTAAAGGATCTCTTAATTGTGCTAAATTCTTAAAACTATCTGGTATATAAAATTCACCCGTTCTACCATAAAATGTTAGTGTCTGATAAATGCCTTTGCCGGCTCTATCTATATCTGCTTGTATTGCTTCTTTACGTGTAGTGTATAACGGATAAAACCATCCTTCTAGATAACCAGCAAAAGATTCGGGTCTAGATGTTCCGTATAATTTTAAAGGACCCAATAAAGTATCGGGCGCAAAAATATTTTCTGCCATTTTATTGTGCGGTTACTGTTACTGTTAACCCAGCTAAACGCTTGGATGTTGTATCTAATGTGCCATCATCTATAATAAGTATTAAATCTTTTGTTGCGTTAATATCTAATTCTTCAATTTTAGCATAAAATCGAATGTCACTTGTGTTTTCAATATATCCTGCAGGATTTAAACTTGCTATAGATATTGTTCCATTGACATAATCAACGGTTCCTAGTGATGATACTAATAAACTATCTGTATAAAGATCATATAAATTTAAACTACTAGTACCGTTTGTTGTTAAAATATCTTTAATGTATACTGCTTTTATATCATCATTTATTTTATAAAAAAATCCTGTAGACTGTATGCTTCCTGATAATAATTTATTTGCAAATTTTATAGTTGTTGCGCCGGTATAACTATTTGATATATTAACTACAGGCGTTATTCTTTTATGAATTCTAAAATTTGTTACGTTACCAACAATGGATGAGTTAATTGAATCTATTGTCTTAGATAATTTAGAATATACAAAATCCTTATCAAATTGTTGTAGTTCTGTAGAAAAATATTCTTCAATTTTTGCTTTAGCTAAGATTTGTATTTCGGGTGTGGTATATCTTGAATTTGCTGGATCAAATTTTACTTTTGTTTCCAAAGTAATATGTAAGTAATTTGGATCAACAAATTCAGGTATAATAGACATTATTTTTTTATCTTGTAAAATGTCTTGCAATATTTTATTTTTAAGTTCTGTATTAATAGTGTAGCCAAAATATGGCTTCAATGAAATAATAACCTTACCATATTTTGGTGGAATGTTTTCTTCTCCTCCCCAAACAGATACAGATTCCACTAACGGATAATTGGATTCAATAATTGCTTTATAATCTTTTGCTGTCACTGCTCTATTAAATGAAGATAAGAAACGAGGAGCTTTAAATTTAATGTCTTCTAATGTGTCTGGTTCAGCACCACCCGTTGAGTTTGTTGCCGCTATTATAGTAGACCCTAAATTAACACCGCCTACAAGTGCGCCCAACGAAAATCTTTGTTCTATCTCCCCAGACACATTGCAAACGGAACCATTACTAATTAAGTATTCAATTTTTACTAAATTACCAGATACTAATTTTTTGCCCAAAATATTGTCACCAAAAAATATTTCATAAAATCCAGAAGGATTTTCTTCTAAGAAAAACACTTTTGATTCGGCTGTCAATGCTTCTAAATTGTCTGTTAGACTATAACTTTGTGTTGTTAGATCAGTGTACGAATTTTGAACCGTTACCCTAATTGTGGTTGTATCTATATTTTTATTTGGTATTGTATATTTTTCTTCAGGTCCAGAAACATCAACTCTATAAACATAACTTAATGATTCACCCTCTACTATGTCAATATCTGTGAATGTATAGACACCATTTGTTGGTTTAATTGTTACTGAATCTAAGTTTGAAAACGTATACTGAGTATTATTAATTGTTGTGGTAAAGGGTGAAAACTTAGGTAGTGTTAAAGTGGGCGGCGTATCTACCGGATCATTAATTGTGAATGAAACTTTTGCTATAGCGCTTCTATAAGACAATGGTCGATATCCCAAATGTTTTGCAATTGATACCGCAGATTCTCTTTTAACGACAGAATCTAAAAACATTTCATTCGCAACCATATTTGCTAAGTAAGCATTATAGTGTGTATTGTATGATAACAAATCTATTAGTATAGATAAACTAGATGCTTCAAAATCATAATCTTTAAAAATAAGATTATTATCTTTATCTCTATAGTTTGTTAAAAATTGTTTGAGATTGACTTTAATATCATCAAAGTCTAATTCTGCTAATCTGTAATTTGCCATTTATCGTACTCTACTTAGTAAAGTTGTAATTGTTATTGGATTGTCTGTATTCTTTAAAGCAAATACTATATTCACAAGTAAATCGTTATCCTCAACTGTTTCCGAAACATTTACCTCTATTAATCTAACTCTTGTTTCAAATTTTGTTATTGATTGCTGTATAGTTCTTTCCATTGCAAGTTTTACTGCTGGCGAAAAGTTTTCAAAAAGCAATGAATGTACTTGTGTACCTATTTCGGGATGAAAAGGTCTTTCAAAATTTCGTGTTTGTATTAGATGTTTTAAAGCTGTTTTAACTGCTTCCTCATCTGTTTTTAAATACAGGTCTTTCGTAAAAGGGTTAACCTTAAAAGAAAGATCTAAATCTACAAACTTTTTTATCGATTTTTGTGTTGCCATAATTGATATTTATTAACCTAGATTTACCAATTTATTGTATTTAGATTGATGGTTCACAAATGTTTGAACACTTGCGCCCCTTGATTGTACCAATGCGCCTTTGTCAGATAAGAACGCAACGTGTATCCATGCAACTCTAATTTTATCTGTGCCGGCATATGTTTCATATTCTAAAAGAACTTGTCTGTGAGGAACATTTGCTGTAATCCATGCGGCAATATCTTTAATATCGCTAATTTTTCTATTTGGCCAAACTAAATCTGCAGCAGCACCTATTCCATGATCACTACCATTTGTGCCAATTCTAAAACCGCTACTAATAATCATACCTGGATATTTTGCATTAATCGGCTCTAAAACATTTTCCGCCAACTGTATTAGATTACAAACAATATCTTGCTCCTGTAATCCTCGTTGTGCTTGTAAGGCTGGTCCAAATTTCCCAACTAACAAATTACCAAGTGTAAACGATTTTGATAATTTAAATGATCGAGGAAAACTGTTATTAAACTTAGTGCATATCTCACAATCTGCTTGTAATATTTTTGCGTTTGATACTACACCAATGCTTCTAGCAAACAAGTCTCCTGCTTTAGGAGTTAGTTGAATATTATTTGATATTTCACCTGCCGCTTCTCTTTGTTTATTATATGCATCTGCTTCTGGCTCGCCGGAATCTAATAAGAATGAATCATCATTTAAAGCTTTTCTTTGTAATACTGGTATTTGTGTAGTGTTGGGTGTCTTCTTTGTTGGTGGTGTTAATACACTTAATGCAATTGCTTTTATAATATTTGCACCCATTTTTGTTTTTACTATTGCAGCATCAATTAATACTGTTAATCCACCCTTCAAACTTAATGTGCCAGTAGAACTAGACTGAAGATTTAAATCTGAACTAGATTTAATATTAATTGCTCCACCACTAGATCTCATACTTATGCTTTTGCCTTGTATGTTGATAGCTCCTTCTGATGCAATATCTAAACCTTTTTTTGCAGTTACAATTGCTGTATCTGCAACTACAGCTATGTTGCCTGCGGATTGAACTAAAGTATCGCCGCGCCCTGTTACTGACAAATCACCTTCTACTTCTATAACAGCATTGTCCTTAACTAATATACTTGTTTTGCCTTCCACGGTTAAACAATGCGCACCCTTAACATAAACAAAATTATTACGATCCATTATCTCATAATTTTCGCCTACTGTTTTCCTGACCATTGACCCATTTACATCTATTTCAATATAGGTTCCTTTTTTGTGGAATACCTGTATTCTTTCAGCGTTAGGTGTACTATCTATTTCTATAACATGACCAGCTTCTGTTTCTATTACTTGATTATATGGGTAATTGCCCGCAAATGCTGGATCAGGCTCATCCCAAGTTTGAGATGTTCTAGCCAATTGTATATTTTCTATCTTATTATTTTCTTTTACCTGAAAAGATAAATGAGACCTATCACCTACTGCAAGTTTATTAACATCGGATAACCCGGCATACTCAAATTTTGGATATTTTTTATTGGGATCTTCAAACCCCTTTGCCTTAGCTAAATCTTCATTATTTAATGTAGATGTATTTGGTAAATAGTTACCCGCTTCTTCATATGTTCTAAAAAACTCTGTAGAGTCACCGCCCAATATAGAATTGCCAACGATAAAAAAGTCTCTTGCCTTTGTACCAGCATATGTTTTTTTATCTAACTTGTCAGAATTTTTTGCTCCCATTACGTGAGCAGATGCTAACAACCCACCTACAACTTGATAGTTATCTGTTTCTTTTACCTTGCCCAATCTGACTAACGTATCATAGTTACTTTTCGTATAATCAAACATTGCTGTTTCTTGAACACTTGTACTAGCTAAAAAATCACTTTTAGATTTTATGCCGCCTTTGTTTGTCCAATTTAAATTGTTGTCTGCTATATCACTAGTGATAATTCCCCCAGGCGGTCTTCGTAAATATCCAAGATCAATTAGCGTAGATAGTGATAACTGATATTTTCCCAATTCTCCACTATCACCAACTTTAGTGTAAACACCCGCTGATAAAGTATCGCCTATTGCTTTAGTTAATTTTGTTAAGTCTTGAGACTTTAAAGGTAATAAAGTTTCCGTGGCATCTAATTGTACTGCATCATTCTTAATAGCATTGCCCAATGGATCATATACTATATTATTTCTACTGTCTTTTAGTGTGTTTGTTTCTATACTTGCTTGAACCTGTTTTGCTTTTGTTTCTGCATTTGACGATGGTTTGCCTGCAATCGTTCCCATCATTACAGGTTGTTGTGCCTCCTCACCATCTAAAAACCAACCCACAACCCAAGAGCCAGTTACTATTCCTATCGGTGTTGTTCCAACTCCTGATGCTGCCGCCGAAGTTATTGGTTGTATAGGTATAGCCCATGGCAAGTCTTTTGTCGGTAATATTGTTATGTCATCAGTGTGGTATCCAAATATTCTAACTCGGCAACGACCAAGTTTTTCGGGATCGTCTCTACTCTCAACAACACCTGACCACCAAACCATTTCTTTCATTTCTGCACCTCTTTACTTAGAAAAGAATTTCTAGTAACATCCATTGTAATATAATGCGTTCTAAGATTGATTTTATGTGATAAACTTGTAATCAAATAGTAACCTGAATACAACAGATCATCTACATATTCAGTTTTATCTTCTTCAGTTAAGGCTCCGCCTTTTTTCTTTGGCACTCTAACTTGTATAATGTTACCTGCTTCTACATCTGTTCTTCCGGGTATTACCAGTTCCATTTTTAAATTATCCAGTTCTACCAAATTTGATCGTCTATTACCAAAGATATTTTTATATTTTACATCAAAATTTTCTGGATTATCATTGTGTAGTTTTGAATAACTAAAATTTATATCGACATATGATAATGCGTTTCTTACAATTGCTGGATCAAATATTGGTGTAGATTTTGTCCCATCCATATGATTGTATTTTGAGAATTCTGTGCCGTGATCGTAATCAACATTTGTAAATTTTTTATTATATAAATCCACATCGATTATTCTATTGGACAAATAACCAGACATAGAATTATCTAACTGATCAAATGATTTACTAACACTTAAATTTTTAATTGCGTACATAGATTTATGCCGCTCATCAGTTGTAAGTGAATTAATAAAAGACTGAGAGTAAATATATTCGCCTATACTTAATTCTGCGGGGTTTTTAAATAACGCGCCAATGTTACCAAAATAAAATCCTTTGGTAGTTTCCCAAAATAAGTAATTTGCTGGTTCATTATTCTTAGGAAAAGTTTTGCTCGCAATCCAATTGATACATTCTACGGGTGTCCATCCTGGACTTACAAATTTTATAGTATTTGATGACTCACCAAATATTACTAAAGGTGTTTTTACCTTACCAAGTTCAGAAGTATCTAACGCAACATTTCTATCAGCTTGCATATAATCTAGATATATTCTCGCAACCAATTCTTCAGGTGTACCTTCAAATCCTTTAAAGATTGGATTGAGTACATCATTAAATGTTTCTATAGATGCAAAATTTAATTGGTATACCAAAGTACTACCATCATTATAATATTTTTTGTCTTCTAATCCATATACTTTAAATGCTTTAGATATTGCATCTTTATCATCTAGACTAGGAGTTTTTACTGTTATAATTAAATACTCTTCACCCAACAACGCAAATTCTTCTGCAAGATTTCTGCTGTCAGATAAAGTTAACGTACCAGATACACCTGGTGCAAATATACTTTCGTAAATATTTAATTCAATCAAGTAATCTGTGAGATTGACATACTTACCTTGTGTAATAGATACTAGAACAAGATTTTGTATTAATACTTCACCAGGTGTTTGTAGAACTTCTTCAAGCATTATGTTTGTATTAATTTCTTATAGTTAGTTAAAACTTCTTGCACAATTTCCGGTTTTAATATTTTAATATTTCTATAACCTTCATTTTTATTTTGTTCAATTTCAAAATTACTTTCAAATTGAACTATTGTATTTGAGGTTTGATATGATATTGGTGTATTAATTGCATCAGGATCTGTATCTTCAAATAGTATTCTAATTGGGTCTTTATGTGTAGATTCTTCATCAAGAACAAAAAATGTTTCTACCTGATATCCTTTTGCATTTACCGCTCTATTAATAGTAAAAACATTTTGATCTGATCCATATTTGTCGGAAACAACTTTAAATAAATTTTCTTCAGACAACGGCCATTCAAATCTAGGATCAATTACATTATTAACCATTAATATTAGCCAATGTAAATTTTGTGTACCATAAAATCTATATGAAATATCTTCGGGAGTTTCGCCGTGAAGAACTTCATAAGTTTCATAGAACGAAGAGTTTTCTTGATATTCTTTAGATAGTATAACTCTTTTAAAAATGTCTACTACAACCTGTTCGCTGTCATAATCATCTAGTGTATATGATATCCTTGGGAAGCTTTCGAAAAAATTAGTAGCCATTTTCTTCTATTCCTTCAGAAGTCATTTGTTCTAGTTCTTTGAATGTTAAATTAATACCAACTTCAACAGGAGACCCATCTTCAAATGTTGCAAATTGATCGCCGCCATACTCTACCGACATATCTGTTAATGCACATTTGGCAAATTTATTAATATAATTATTTTCTTTGTCTTTAAAATAATATTGAATATCAAATTCCGATGGATAAATGTAGAATAATTTTCCGCTAGTCAATTCCGGATGCATATGTATTTTAAGCATCTCAATTATTTTAAATACTTTTTGACTTTCACTTTTATTCTTTGGGAAAAATTTATATCTAAAGTTAAATGTTCTATAATCTACAGATTCAAAAAGAACTTCTCTAAAAGGATTTGTTTTTGTTCTTGAAGATAACTCTCTCAAATCATTTAAAGTTCCACCAGCACGATTACCTAATTGTGGTAGTTTAACTAATTCGCTCAAGAACCTTGCTTGTATTTCTTTTGACATATCGCCAAGAGCACCCCTTGTTGCTGCAGCAGACCCTTCGACTAACATACCTGTTAAGGCGCCCATATCCATATCACCATAATTTACACCATATTTTACAGATGGTCTTTCTTCAACGTGTAATGTAATTACTTCTTTTAGCCTTAGTGTTGATCCAGATGAAAATGGTTCATAATTCATTTTATCTATCATATTAGTAATAAGCCTTGCACCGCCACCTGCAATTGCCGATCTTTTTAGTGTGTCAAATATTTTAGATCTCATACCAACACTTGCCAAAAAGGCACCTGCAGCCGCAATCTTACCCGCGTTGTCTTTTACTGTTGTTACCCCTGCCTCTGCCGCAGATTGCGTTATTCTAGAAGTATTTTCATTTAACGCATCTATTCTTTTTTGTTCGTCTATACTTACAAGATGATCGGAAAACTGTGCTCTTTTTCCCTGGGTGCTTTTTTCACGTACATTAATGTAAAATGCAACATAATGCTGTAAATCCGGTTTTACTCGCAACCCTTCCGGATATTCAAAGGTACCAATATTGTACCCTCGTATTTGATCTTGATTCTTATACGGTGCTTCATTTTGTTTTCTACCCTCAGATACTACATCAGAAGGGGGAGTAAATTGAGATTGGGCCATGTCTGTGGTAATAAATATTGTTGGATCATAATTATTTATATAGATGACGTATACCAAAACCTACAAGGGCAAATTTAGAGTCGATAATCCCGGCAAATATAAGGGCGATATAAGCAATATTGTTTATAGATCTCTATGGGAATTGCGATTTATGAAATGGTGCGATAAGAACCAATCTGTAGAGGAATGGGGCTCTGAGACCGTGATTGTGCCCTACATATCGCCGATTGATAGGAAAGCACATAGATATTTTGTTGACTTTTATGTTAAAGTTAGGAACAAAAATGGTGCTCTTCAGAAGTATCTAATAGAAATTAAGCCCGAGAGGTTCACAAAACCTCCGGCAATACCAAAGAAAAAGACTAAAAGATTTATAGACGAAGTCTTTCAATATAGCGTAAATGACGCAAAATGGAAAGCTGCTTTTGAATTTTGTAAAGATAGAAACATGACTTTTATGATATTAACAGAAAAAGACCTAGGGATAATTAATGGCTGATAACATTTTTAAAACAGTTAATATGAAAGCTGGCGATGCCCAGAAATCATACACTTGGTATAGAAATCAGGTCAGAAACTTAGGTTCTGGCGTGTCGGGTTTACAGTTAATACGTAACGAAACTTTAACTAATAGAATAAAACCGGGTGAAATGTACTTGTTTATGTATGATCCAAAGCATAAAGATACGTTGCCATACTATGACACAATGCCATTGGTACTTCCTTTTAAACAATTACCCGATGGTTTTTTAGGTATTAATTTACACTATTTGCCTTATCTAGCTAGATTTAATTTATTGGGCGCACTCAGTAAATTAGCAACAGATAAGAACATGGATGAAAAAACACGAATACAAATTTCGTGGCAAATATTAAACAGTTCTACAAAATATCTAGCCGCAACTGCGTGCGTGAAGCATTATCTAAACGATCATTTAAGAACAAGATTTTTAAAAATAGATTATCGCGATTGGGTAACAGCGGCAATGTTGCCAGTTGAAAACTTCAAGAAAGCAAAGAAAGAAGTTGTATGGCAAGAAACAAAAAACAAATTCAAGTGGTATTAAATGGCTAATTTTTCTCTAAAACGATTTCAAGCGGAAGTAAGACAACGAGGTCTTGCTAAACAAAACAGATTTGAAATACTGTTTCCTATACCTGCAGGATTACAAAGAGTATTTAAAGATATTCAAATTGTAAATATGTTCTGCGAATCTACAAGTTTACCGCCTCAAAATATAAGCGTTAAAACTCAAAGAATTTACGGGCCGGTTTATCAGAGGCCTGTTAGTGCGGACTACGGCGGAGAAGGTATAACTATGACCTTCTTATTAGATCAGCAAATGGATATTAAAGCATTATTTGACGCTTGGCTGGGAATCGTTGTTGATCCAAAACAATACTTTGTGCACTATCAAAGCGATTATGTTGTACCTATTGAAATTATGCAACTTAACGAAAAAGATGAAATAACATATTCTGCATTGTTAGAAGATGCTTTTCCTAGAAACTATACGTTACTCGAATTGAATCAAAGTTCAACAAATAGCTTTCATAAACTAAGTGTAACCTTTGTTTATAGAAGATGGTCGCCTAACCACAGAATAACAAATGGTATAACATATTCTGATATTATGGCTTCAATCACACCTACAGTAATTGGATCTGTACCAAATCCTGCATATGGTTTAGAGAAAGAACAGGGATGGTATTCAAGCTCAAGAGTAACTGCACCTAAACCGCAAACTGAAGATATGATAAATGGACTTTTATAATTAAACTGGAGAAATTATGGCATTACCTAAATTAGAAACCCCAACATATGAATTGATTTTACCCTCTAGCGGAGAAAAAATTAAATACAGACCATTCTTAGTTAAAGAATATAAAATACTTCTTACGGCTTTAGAATCAGATGGTGAGGAGATACACAGGATTATAACAGAGTTGGTTGATGTTTGCACATTCAATAAACTAAAGATAGACACACTACCAAATTTTGATATTGAATATATTTTCTTAAATTTAAGAGCTAAGTCTGTAGGTGAAAATACTAATCTAACATTACAATGTAATAATTGCGAAAACAAAATAAATTTTGAATTGGATATTACCAAAGCAGAAGTTAAAAAAGATCCAGCACATACTACAAAGATATTGATATCGGATAAAATTGGATTGGAAATGCGATATCCAAAATTTGACGAAATGATTATAATATATCAAAATTTTAAATCTGAAAGTGTTGTTGAGCTTCTTTGCTCTTGTATTAAGTCTGTTTATACTGACGAACAATTATACGATGATTATACTAAAGAAGAATTAATAGAATTTGTTAACTCTTTTTCAAAGAATCAATTTTCAATGCTAGAACAATTCTTTATCACTATGCCAAAAGTAGTACAACATATTGAACAAGATTGTCCAGCATGCGGTGCCCACAACGAATTAAATCTGGAGGGCCTGCAGAATTTTTTCGTCTAACTCTTTCACACGAAGGTCTGGTTAACTATTATCAATTAAATTTTTCGCTTATCAATAATCACAATTATTCGTTATCCGAATTAGAAAATATGATTCCGTGGGAAAGAGATATTTACGTTACTATGTTAATAAATTATGTCAATGAACAAAATGAGAAACTTAAACACAAAAAAATCTAGGCAAATAAATGTTACCTCAAAACTCGTTAAGCAATTCTGATAGACAAATATTAGATACAATAAAATCTCAGAATACGCATCTTGATGCTCAGACTAGAGTGTTGCATACTTTGTCTGATTCTATAATGAGCTTTAAACGAGATCAAAAGAAAGATTATAATTCTTTGCGTAATGATATAAAAACTATGCAAAGAGAGTTCTTTACTGGCAATGCAAAGGGAATGACTGATATTAAGAAATATTTTGAAAAGACTAAGAATACCAGACCAGAAACATCATTCAATAAAGAAAAAGATACTGATAAAGGTTTCTTCAAATCTGCAATAAACAAGTTATTTGGACCATCTAAGTATCAACAAAAGATGATGGATGAAATTTCAATGGTTAGAGAAATTTCTGAAATACAAGCAACAGACATTGGTTTTATTAAAAAACAATATGAAGAAGGTCCTCGCGCGCGAGAAAGAGAATTGTTGGCACAAGCTATTGCTAGTAAATTAGATTTAAATGGTGGCGACAGCAGTAAGGGTATGTTGGGAATGTTAGGCGCTGGTATTATAAGTGCTCTTGGTGGTATTTTAGGAAGTCTTGGTGGTATCATTACGGCAGCAATTGCAGCAGGTTTTGCAATACTAAAAGGATTAATTGAAGCATTATTAGGATCTAAAGGATTGCCTGGAGGGTTGCCCGACGACGCTGATCGTAATAAAAAGGGAAAAGATGGCAGAGGCCCAATACCCACGGAAGAACCTGGTAAAGTGCCTACACCTGGCGGCCCTATACCTTCACCTACACCTGGTGGTGGTTCTTCTTCTCCTAGATTACCTGGCCCTAACGTTCCTCAATTACCTGGGCCAGAAAAAACCGGTAACCCAATAGAAGACAGAATGCGAGAACGTGCACAGCAAAGAGCAGGTGGAGTCACGGACGTAAAACAAAAAATGCCGGGTATGCCTGGTAAGGCCAAGTTAGCATTAGGTACAGGCATACTGTCAAGATTATTTGCGGGTTTGTATTCTGGCGATTTGAATGCAAATGATGAAGAAGAATTAAGAAAACGTCAAGAAAAAGGACCAACAATTGATCCAGCTAGCTTAGCTGCCACAGAAGATTTAACCGGTATACTACAAGCAAATACTGAAAAGACAGTTGAGAGTTCAGATAATATTAATGGCGCCCTAAAGACTGTCATCGAAGGTTTAATAAATTTTGAACAGCAAGTAGAAGAAGTGGCTGAGGCTTTTGGTAAAGGTGTAATGGAAAAAGCAATACCTTTTTTGGATAAAGCTGGAGAAATTACTTTATCTAATGGTCAGTCTATAAATTTATTACCAAATTTAGGAACATCTGCTGCTGAAGTATTAGACCAAATGTATGAAGAAACAAAAGGCTATGCCAAGGCAGGTATGGAGGCAACGGCACCCATTATCAATAATATAGTAAATCAAATGACGCCAACCAGCCCAGTATCAATGCCAATGGTTGCGGCAACAGCAGTCGCGGCAGGTGCAGGTATAACAGCTATATCTCGATATCGCAACCGCGGTGGCCGTATAAGATAGGAATAGGGCCATAAAGGCCCTATTGGTAATTAGACTTAACTAATTAATCTTCAGCTAATTTAGCGAAGTAGGATAAAGACTCGTCGTCATTATCAAAGTCGATATCTTTAGGAGGCGCTTTAACTGGCGCCTTTTCTACGACTGGTCGATTTGCTTTGGGTGCAGACTCAACTTGTTCGTTCAAGTCTGTTTCGTCAGCCCGCTTGCCTGGTGCAGTGCCACCTGCTAGTCCCATGACCATAACAAATTTCTTTTTCAATTCGTCATAAGATTTAAAGTGCTTCTCATCTAAGAACTGTGTCAAAGAATGTTGCTTGCCCCAAATGCTTTCGATGATGGAATCATCTTCAGAGATGGCGCTTGCAGCTTCGAACTCAGACTTATCATAATTACGATAGCCTTCAACATTGCGAATCTTCAACTTGAAGTTTGCGCCTGTATCAAAGTCAAATACATTGACTGGCTTTTCGTCTTGAAACTGAGGCTCAGCCATATCTTTAATTTTATCAAAGATTTTCTTACCGAATTTATAAAGGAATACTTTACCTTCATTTTCGGGATGTGCTGGGTCTTTAATTACTAAGATGTTAGTAATATAACTTAGCTTGCGCTTTTGTTTACGAGCAATTTCTTTATTTGCTTCTGAACCGGAATTCCAGAGTTCTGTGTTAAACTCAGAAACAGGATCTGCTTTACCTAATGTGGTCAAAGAATTCTCGATGTACCATTTACCACCTGGGCCTTGGAATCCATGATTCCAAACGCGAACCCAGGGTAGATCTTCGCCTTGAGGTGTTGGCAAGAATCGAATAACAGCATAGCCGTTACCTGCCTTGTCCACTTCCGGAGACCAGTAACGATCATCCGCGCCTCGAGATTCCGATTGGGGGTTTGCGATCTTTTCTACCTCTTTCATGAGGCTGTCAAATCCGCCGCGGGATTTTCTAAGATCAGATAGTGAGTTGATTGCCATAATATTTCCTTTTCGTATTTACGGTGTATAAAAGTATGTTTGTATTAACGTCGTTTAATTTTAATATAATTCGCATATTCATAATCAAAGTCATCTTCAGTATCATCCAATTTTTTAGATGATGCTATATTATATATAAGTTTTTTATGCTTGTCAATAGCAGTTTTCTTAGATATATTCTTTATTTTGCCTTCTCGATAGTCATAATCGGAAGACAAATTTCGTTTTTTAATACTCATATTAAAAAGTGAGGTTCCTTTTACCTTTATGTTTCGTCATTCTTATTTGAATGCACTACAATGTACGGCCAATGTGAAATTTTCTTCGTTAATTCGGCTTGGTTGTACGCCATCTTCATTAAATATCTCTGTGTCTCTTTTAGGGACTCAATTGTATTACCTAGTAATTCTCGAGTAATCAATAATTCTTTTTCAAGAGTTTGAATCTTCTGTGTTGTTATGTCCAACTCTTCGTCTAAATATTGCATCGAATTTTTCCTTATCAAACTTTAAAAACGGTTTGTATTTTCTAATTAGTCTTGATATATCTGGCCACATAATTTTGTCTTGTATTTCAGAATCAAATGTGTCTAGATACGGTCGTATTTTTTCAAGAATAACTAGAGTCTCTAAACTGATAGTTTTTCTAAGAAATGCTTTTATTATATATGGATGGTATGCTTTTGTGATTTTAAAGGAATCGTCGAAAGTTAGCTTCTCTGAGTCTAATTCTTCAATCAACCTATCAATATCGTTAGTAAAGATGTATGACAAACTCTCTACTCGCTTTTTCCAATCTGTATATCTTTGATTTGCTTCTGAGTCAAACATCCCGCCCCATCGATCACCAGACACGAAGTTAGCTATTAAGAAATTAGCTACTTCTTCGTCAGAGTAGGTTTTAGAAACTTTTTTAATAGAGAACAAATCTTTTCTCTTCGCAAAAGCCTGACGACTTGCTCTCACTCTTCCGCGCTGTTGAATCGCATCATAATTTTCTGTAGTGAAATGTAACTTTAATGCCAAGTACATTTTATACACTGAATATTCGTCCATAATCACAATGGTAGTTTTCCCCGTTTTTTAAAATAATTTTGATCTTCTGCTTCTGATTGAATCTTATCTTTCAGAGACTGATTAATTAATTTAGACACAGACTCAATATCAATGTCTACTTCATTACAATATTGTATAACAGCATCCATATAACCGATCTTTTCTCTAAACACTCGTTCTTCTATGTGTAGTGAAAATTCATTAGGTGATCTAAATTTTTTAGTAATAATCAAACTATCAGTTAAAATATATTGTACTTCTTCGTTCATTGTGTTTCCGGGAAAAGAACCTCATCCATAAAATTCATAAACACATCTTTATCTACTCCGAAGTTAATCATCATCGCAGGTGTATGTGGATTTAATTTTTGGTTCTTACAGTAATTGTTATGTGCTTCTTTATAATTGTCTTTTGACTCTATACCTACATTATATAGGTAATAGTCTAGATTGTCAATAACCGTAGATGCTAGTTGATCAAATTCTTCTTGAGTTTGAATGTTTCCCGCCGCCAGCATATTTGGACTGAAAATGCGCTTAGCCCAATCTGGTAATTCTCTTGGTTTGTTCCAAGTAATTTTTGACATCTTATCCTGGTACCAATCATATGTTTTTGAGTCGCCAGTATGTGAGAAATCGTGGAATGCACCTGTAATTTTGTTTTGTCCGCATACTATGTCAAAACCAAAAATGGGGTCTGAGGAATTGTGATGCGGGAAGATACACATATGCATGACCCACATCTTTTTATGTTTCGTGGCATCTACAATCTCAATGTGTGCTCTACGAAATTTGTCAGAAGTCCAAATATAATTTTCCCACGTAAAATTATCAGACTCGTGTCTATATTCTGGCTTCAAATCTTCAGGTGTGTATGACTCTAATTTTTTAATAATATCTTTTGCAAGCTTGTTGGCCTGCGGCCACACTTCAATCATTATAATCTTTCAACATATTAATATTATGAGTAAATGCCACATTGGCTTCTTCGGCTAATGATACATTTAATTTCTGTCTCACATTTGCAATTAGTTGTGGTAAATTTTCAAACTGAAACATTCTATTACTACCAGGTAATAATTTAGCTAACATTTGTCCGCCGAACATATCGCCCATATGTCTTACATATACATGAGCTAACATTTTAGTTGTATCGTCTTTAATTGTTTCTAAATAATTAATATAATTAATTGTTGACGCATTTAACTTGCCACTGGATGCCCCATCGCCTATTAATTCATTGTAGTCTAATTCGATTGCTTTTGCTCTTTTAATATTGTCTATACCTTTAAAAATACCTAGTCGTGAACCATGCCACTCTAAATTTTGATACAGTACTAGCAATTGATACAAATAGTCAATATATTTGTCTCTGTCAACTTGACCTTTGAAAATTGATTTAATAAAAGGTTGCTCTTCAGCTTCCTTGTGTTTTTCCGAAGTTAATTCTTTTAATGTACTCATAAACCTCCCATTCCACCGCTAGGTGGCGGAAATCCCAAATATTGTCTGTGGTCATATTTGTAATCTCTATACTTACCAAATTTATCTACATAATGTAGAAACGCTTGTGTTTGTCTTTCGCCTTTGTATTCATCTCGCCAATGTGGTAAGATATCACCCTTGTAAACAATAAGATCTCCTGGTTCTAAAAAGATAGGAAAACGCTCACCTTTTAAATTATCAAACCAAATTTCCCAAGGTTCAGGATCTACAGAAATATTAACAGTGGTTGAAAATTCGCAACTTGGTCTATCAGTATGTTCTGTCATTACTGCACCTTTATAATATATCCTCGCATAGGTATAAGTATTATAAAGTTTTTTACCTGTTATATCTTCCATCATTGGTAACATTTGTACAGATAATGTTTCGAAACAAGCCGCAGAATAATAAGCAAAACTATTTGTTACTTGGGTATCACCAAACATAAATTTGTTTTCCTCACTTTGACCACCCTTCATATAAGTTACTCTTTTTAGTAACTCAAATTCCAAATCTAGATGTTCTACTAATTGAGGTTGAATTGCGCCTCTTACAACTTCATATAGATTGTCTTTAAATGACATATTATTCCTTAATAAAAAAAGTAGGTTATTCTGTTACGAGGAAACCTACCGAAACCCTAAGCAGCGTTTAGGCTGCTAAAGCGAACTGTTCGTCGTTTGCATTTACGTTTTTTGCTTCT